CTGGTCTAGCGGCTTAAGTGTTGCTGCTGAAAATGCATACGAAGTTTATGCCCCATCTACGGCAGACGCAACGGCGGCAGGACTGTCTCTTACAATTTGCGCGACTTACTAAGGACAAAAATGAAAAGATTAATTACTATTATCCTACTGGTGCTTATATCAGTTGGTGCAAAAGCAACGTCTTACAATACAAGTACGACGCTAGTTGCCACCTATTGCACTTCTGGGTCATCTAGTCCATGCGCTGCCTCTACAACATACTTGTGGTCCAGTCAGGTAGTTAGTGGTGCCATTACTGTATTTGTAACTTCTAGTGGATCGGTTATTCACGGAGATGCTGGTGCTTATTTCAGTTTAGATAGTGGAGGTGGTTTCACTAATTTTAAGGAATGGAGTAGCACTTCTTGGTCTAGTGAAACCTATTCAGCGGTTATATCTATTTCAAATCTGTCAACGCTGCAAGTAAAGTTAAGCGTCGATGGCTACGCGGGTATCTATACATCAAGTATTACGCCTACGGCGATTTATGTGATCGCAACAGCTACAAGCGGCAGCACAGTAATTTGGTTTATGGGCGCAAATGGTCCAATCAAATTTGATTTTCCGCCTCCCTATGATGCGGAGCACAGGTTGGGCGAGATAGCCCATATGCTCATGCCCACAAGTTCAGTTAATTCAGGTACTCCAAAGTTTATCGCAAAGGTGCTCTAAAATGTTCTACAGTGGTTGCGAAATGATCAAGGAAAAGCCAATACGCGCTAAGGGACAAGACATCCGTACTTTGCCCACTTATACGATTCCAGAGGCTGCGGTTTTCCTTGCTGTCAATCAGAGGACTCTTTTTTCGTGGTACAAAGGCGATGAACCAATTTTAAAAGCCAGCGGAAATGTTGGGTTGGTGCATTTGCTTTCCTACCAGGATTTGGAAGAAGCATACAGAGTGTTTCTTCTGAGAGAAAAATACCACTATTCTCTGCAATTCCTTCGTCGTTCTATGCATAATGCTCGGTGTATGTTCAAGTCACAGCATCCGCTGCAACGGGCTGATGCTATACAGAAATGCCTGAGCGATTTGGTCTATGATCAGCCAGCCCGTGGCGAAAGGCCGCGTACGGTTACTTCTCTCGGCAAGAAACCGGGCCTGCAATTCGTCGCGGAAGTGGTTGATATGTTTGCGGAGAGAATAGACGAGGGCGAGTTTATTTTTCCGTGGCGTTTTGCCGCTGAAGATCATCAGAGCCGCCCTGTGTCCATCAACCCGAACATTATGTCCGGGTGACTTGAAGGCAACGTCGCTGTATACACTGCGGTGCCTGAGCAAGGCCGGCATCTACGATAGAGGGAGGGCCACAGGAGGGCCTGAGCAACATGGCAAACAATCTCAGGCCCGCATCATCTATCAATGACCTCCGCACCCAAGCCCACATGCAACTCTCTGCGCGCCTTGAGTCCATCGACCTCACGCCTTTGCTTATCAGGACGCTAGGCAGCAATCTCCCCGCATCCATCCTGCCCTACTTGATATGGGAACTCGACATGATGATTCCCAGCGTCCTGATGCAGGCCCTGGGCGTCACCTCACAAACCATCATTCAAAACGCTCTACCGCTGCACAAGATCATGGGCACGCCGGGGGCAATCGTTCAGGCTCTTAGCTTGTGCGGATTTAATGCGACATGCTACGAGGGACAAGCATCATGGGGTGGATCATCGTATCCCGCGAGCCAAGGGTGGGCAGTATTCCGCGTGGGAGTGAGCGGGTCGGGACAATCACCCATCGGAGTAATCGACGGAAGCAACCGCGTATTCAGTCTCCCCTCAATTCCAGTGGGAAGTTCTCTCCGCGTCTTCTACAACGGGCTCTTGCAACGCCCAGGAGTTGACTACACGTCATCCGGGACAGGACTCACGATGTCCTTTGCTCCCGCGCTGAATTCCTCGTTGTGTGTCCTGATGCGCAAGGCCACGGACGGGACGCCGCTCTACTTCGATGCCGTTGTACCCACCGTCTCGGGGTCGAATCTGGTACTGCCAGATGCTCCGATTTCCATCGAACTCTACCGCAACGGAATGTTTCAAAGCATAGGGGCGTCCCCAGCGCAACTCGGCTACATGGCCACGATCATCAACTTCTTCAAGCCAGCGCGCTGTCTGCTCGATTCGGTTTTCGTTCAGTCTGGCGATGACTACTACATTCTCGACGGGAACATCATTGTTCCCTCTGTGCCGATCGGCAGCGCGTCATTCCTTGCGTGGGGAACCTACGCCGGAAGCGGAACTGAACCGAACTTTGCGGATTGGATTACCCCGACCGGAACGCTGAACGGGACCAACAAAGTCTTTACGTTGCCGCAAGCCCCGAATCCCGCCGCCAGTCTTCGGCTTTACCGCGGATGGCAAGTCCTGAAGCCGGGAGTTGACTTCACCTTGAGCGGTGCAACAATCACCTACACCATTGCCCCGCCGCCCACGTCCACGCATCTCGCCTTTTACCGCTACTAGGGTGAGGTACAATCGGCATTGACGGGTACAGAACCAGTCTGACTCGCCACAGGACCTTGATAAGAGGCTCAGTGGCGAGTCTTTCACTTTGGAGGGAACACTGATGGAAACGAAGATTGAACCGAACGAAACCGCAATTGTGACGCCTGTTATGCTGCCAGCCTGCCCGTATTGTGCAGACGATCCTGCCCGACTCTCAATCATGAACCAGATCTTTCCTGGCGGCATGATTGGCGCCATCATCTTCTGCGGGAATCCGGAGTGCAGGAAGATCATCTCGACGCAGATCGTTGGGCGCATTGAGCAACAGGCACCGAATCAGGACTCAAAACCTCAAGAGGCCGTAGTTTCTGGACCGCAGTTGGTTAAGTCTCCGGAGGCCCTGTGAAGCGAATCCTTACCCTCGCGTCTCTTTGGCTTTTCGCTGTCGCCGCGCTTGCCCAAGCTCCAATCGGCGTTTGCCTCAACAACGTCGCACAGACCATCTCGAACGGTGTCATCGCTCCGATACCATACGCCACGGTTGCGCTCTGCACACCAGGATCGACAGCATCCAACTGCATTGCGAACAAGGTCAGCATCTACACCTCGACGGCGCTCAGCACGGCGACTCCCACAAATCCATTTACGGCCGATGCGGGTGGCAACTACTTCTTCTGCGCGCACGTCGGGCACTACGGTCTACTTATCAACTCATCATATGGTCAGTATTTTGTTCCCGATGTGACCTTAGATGACGACTGGTCGAAGGGTGGAACAATGACCGGGGCACTCACAGACGCCGCCGGATTCGTCGGCCCGCTGACAGGCAATGTCACAGGCAATGTCACAGGCAACGTGAGTGGAAATGCTAGTACTGCTAGTGCGTCTGACCATTCGCCTACACAGTGCGGATCGGGACTCTACTCACAGGGCGATACGACGAGTTGGTCTGCAAACTGCGCTCAGGTGCTGTGGGGCCAGATCGGAAGCATCCCATCCTTCTACTATCAGACGGTGCAGGAGGCAGGATCAGCGCTTACTCAACAGCCGACCCTGAACTTCGATGGAACGGTAGTTGCCACAAACGGGACCGGCAAGACAAATGTCGGGCTGCCGTCAGTCGGCACATCCGGGACATATGCAAATCCCACCAGTGTTACGACCGACTCCCAAGGAAGAGTAACTGCGGTTGTTGCGGGGTCTTCTACGTTGGTTGATTATTACTGGACGGTAACTGGAGCGTGCACTACCGGAACGGGGCAACCCGTGCAATGCACGGCGACGGCGTATCTGCCAGGGGCGATGCCGGACAGCGCCTATCAGTTGTCCTGTGACGCGCATCCATCTAGCGCGGCGGTCAATGGTCATTGCACCGTAGATAACGAGAGTGCCTTTCCAGCAGCAAGCGGTGGCGCATTAAGCATTCGTGTTACCCAAACGATGCAAAACGGCACGGGCGGTAGCTCTTGGAATTTGAGTATGCACGCGCACCACAACTAAGTAGATTGCGCATACAAATGGGGGATAAAATGCCAGAGCGAGAAACAAACATCAGTCAGTTCGCAGGAGTGAATGCGCTAGCGAAGCGCATCGAGGAACTGACAAAGCAGCGAGACGCTCTTACCAAAGAGCGGCAGGACTCGCAGACAAGACTTCTGGAAGAGCACGGTGTGGCTCTGGCTAGCCTGGAAAAGTCAGTCGCACTCCTCGTTGATAGGACCAAAGACCTCGGCGAAATGTCCAAGCGCATCACTCGTCTTGAGTCGTGGAAGGTCTACCTGGCCGGCATCGCCTCGGCATTCACATTCATCGGGACGCTGATTGGTGGCGGACTGACTTTGATGTTCAGAAGGTGATTATGAACAGTTTCCCTAAAGCAGACGTTTTGGCGGCGTGCGCAAAGTATGGGCCGGTTCTGAAAGTCCCGACAGGACTTGACGGCG